GTCCGAAGTGTTCTCAAAAGAACTTGCTAAATATCAGTAATAGTCCCGTATGACTACTACTAATATTATTAACATCATTAACACTTCAACAGAAGGAGCGGAAGTTTCCGCTCCCCCGTCTATAGTGCCGTTCTGTCCTATAGATTGGGAGGATCTTGAATCCATTCCCGACAGAACTGATGCCTTGATTCGTGGACTGAGTCTGGTTATGGAACATCATAATGCTCCTGACCCGATCCTGAAGGAACTTGATAGACAAGTCCATGCATATCTAGATACATCTTTAAACGAGACGGTGTGGCTTAAACAGGCGAAATACCTTTTAACCTACCCTCTCTCGAAGTATCTTAGAAACGAATCACCACCCTTACCTGATGTTGTTTTCCAGGCTAAGGGATGCTTACGTAGGTGGATGAAACAACGTTTATTCTGTTTCAACCGCAAGAATACTCATCTTTGGTATTCCTGGCTCCAAGCAAAACGCTCAACACTACCGGTTTCTTCCGAAGTTGTTGAGGCTACCTACGAGAAACACTTTCAAACGCTTAGTCGTCATGATCCTGGGGATGATCTCACAATTTGTGAGATCTTCTCTGATCCGACTTTTACGCGTGTACTTGATAATCTGAGATCTACAATCGGTAAAGAATTTACTTCCGATGATAGTCAATATGACTTTGTAGAGTCCAGTTGTACAGCGAATGCATGTTTTGAAAGTTCTAGAGGAGCTGGGGGACAACAGTTTGAATTACAAACTTTAAGTGGCCTTAGTCGCCGTGACGATGATGGTAAACCGATTACGCAGTATGACCCAAATAAGGAATTTTATGGGATGCGATTCGATACCGTCGTTTATACACGGGGAGGCAGAAGACATAACGTTGTCACCGAGATTAGAGTCGATTATGGTCTAGACGAGTGGTCCTCTTTACGAAGACGATCTTTTAAGCTAGAACCTCGCTCAAGGTGTTGCACTATTCAGGCCGTTTTAGAGCCGATGAAGGTACGAGTTATCTCCAAGGGAGAAGCGTTACCATATTATAGTTGCAAACCATTACAAAAGGCAATGCATACAGCAATGAAACATTTATGCTGTTTCCGTTTGATCGGTAGGCCTTTTTCACCGACGGATATGATTGATCTTAAGGAGAAGTCTGGTCATTTGGATCAGTGGTTTTCTATTGATTATTCAGCCGCAACTGACGGTCTTTCCTGGAAGTATTCCGGTCGTATCTTACGATACATTTTGGCCGATATTCCGGAGAGGCAATTAGAGAGGGCTCTTGAAGTCTTAGGACCTCATAACCTCCATTACCCTGTTCCGGGGAAACCCGGAGAGCGCGTCTTTCGGGGCGTCCAGGCAAACGGTCAGTTGATGGGATCAATCTTATCATTTCCTATTTTATGTTTAGCCAATTTGGGGGTGTACCTTAAGGTTACACAGTTTAGTCAGCGACATTGGTCGGACCATGATCGCCTTAATCACGTTTTGATTAATGGGGATGATATGGTATATTCCGCAAATGATTCCCTATGGGATTATCATGTTGATATCGCTAGAAAGGTTGGCTTGGAAATGAGTGTTGGTAAGGCTTATCGTCACTACGAATATGCCAATATTAACTCTGTAAGTACTCATTATTCATTAAGGGATGATAACGCTATTCCTTGGCGTATCGATTATCTTAATACAGGTCTTTTTTATGGACAGCATAAAGTACAGAGTAAGGGTAGTAAAGCGAGTGTAGAACCTTATTGTAGAGATGAGAGGGGACATGACTTATATTTAAAGCATGTTGAAGGGCAATATCAATTAGCCCAAGCCCATCTAGGACAGGACCCTTCGAAAGGTCTTGTTGTCAATCTCAATACTTTACTTGAGGGATGCTTACCTGGTCGTAAAGATCATATTTTATTAAAGTTTATCTCTGTTCATAGGAATGAGATTAACATGGAATGTTCGGGTGTGATCACCCATCAGTCGAAGAGATCCGTTATTCAACGGAATCTGTTCCTCCCCCTAAGTTCGGGGGGTATGGGAGTAACTCCACCTATTGGATGGAAGTTTAAGATCACAAAGATTGATAGGAATATAGCCTATGGTTTAAGGAAGTGTTGTACTGCAGATAAGAGCAGTCAACATCCTTTACCTGGTTACCCACTCAACGATGTTGAGACGGTTAAGACCGTTCCTTGGGTTAAGGTTAATTCCCTTCAAGGTAACGTTAGTACTTTTAATCTGGAGTCTTATCGACTCTGTACGAAACGTGAGACATTCCAGGGTTTTCTCGCTTATTCTATGAATAAGAGAGCTGTAAGCATATAGGCATCTAGGCAGGGCCTAGATCGGTTTATTAGTTGACTAAATAGGTCGTCCATCTGAGCTTTGTTTCAAGCCTCACGACGTTCCTTCTTCATTTAGTTCTTAATATGTGGTAGAGTACTCGAGGTCAGGTTCTATGTTTGTTCATAGTCTCTTTAATTAAGAGCAGTCCTGGGTAGAGTTCTACTAATTTCGGTCTTGCCCGTGAGGGTGATCGAGTTATAGGAATTATATACGACCGGCAAGTCGTTAAACTGCTATTGGGTTCTAGAGATTCAATCTTCTAAAACGTTTTCTATTACTAGTGCGAGGCGCCTCGAGTTGCAACCAGAGTCCTTTCGGATATCTTCGCAAACCTCCCGGTTAGCTTCTTTTCAGATAATTAGCTGATATGCTAGTAATGTGATGTAAACATTTACGTACCAAGTGCATTAGAATAATTCCGCACGTAGTGTCGAGAGACTGCACAGAAGAGCTTCCGTTTGGGAAGTTTTCTAGGATGAACAGTCCACCTATCATCCTGGTGGAACCAATATTTGGATGAAGAAAAGTGTCAACACTTATAAAGCCACACCTTCGCGAGGCAAAGGGAGGCGTGGTGCCCAAAACGGGCGAAATCCTGCTGTGCAGCAGGCTCCTAAGTCAACGATCACTGGATCGAAACAGAATAGGAATTTCGGTGGCCAGAACTCTGTGTCTGCACCGGTAGCACAAGCACGACAACAGAGGTTACGTGCTCCTAGAATAATACGAGTAATGCGTGGAATGCGTATTTCGCATCGCGAACTTATACAGACGGTTAATGGTTCAACTGCTTTTACAGCGATAAAGTTCGCTTGTAATCCTGGCATTGCGGCAACCTTCCCTTGGTTAGCTCAGCAAGCAGCGCAGTGGGAGCAGTATAGATTTACAAAGTTAAATTTCGAGTATATTACTCGTACTGCTAGTACCACCGTCGGTTCTGTATTATTAGCACCGGATTATGATGCATCGGATCCTCCCCCGGCTAATGAAGCTCAGGCATCCACATATCAGGATGTTGCGGAGGATGTACCGTGGAAGGACATTTGTTGTCTTTTATCACCTGCATCTATGCATGCACTCGGACCCAAGAAGTTCACAAGAACGGGTTCCGTAGGCCTTAATGACATCAAAACTTATGATGTCGCAAATTTCTACCTCTGTACAGTAGAGGAGGCGGGTAATGCCGCCATTGGTAAGTTATGGGTGGATTATGATGTGGAATTCTTTGTTCCACAGTCGTCTAGTGCTATAGGCACAGCGCCAATAAGTCCATCAGCCACGTCTTTATACACTCAAAGTGTTAATCAGGCATTTACAACTAATGTTTCTGCCGCTGTACATTGGAATGACCTTGTCTATGATCCT